TGACGGCGTGGGGGCTGGGAGGGAGGTATCCCCCTACCTCGCTCGATAATGTTTCCAATCACAATGTTGTTCTAATAAATCATTCGGGACCAGCTGATCAACCTCTTCAACTTGTCTTACATCCATCAGCTTGTCACTCTTCTGCCGGTTACAGCATCGGTGTGCCAACTGTAAGTTGTCTATGTCTGAAGGATGTCCGCCTTTAGCAACTGGTATTATATGATCAACAGTAGCAGACAGAGGATGAGGATAACGATAGCTGAAATCAACAGGCTTTCCACAGATCCCGCAATGGGTCTGGGTGGCAAGTATCTTCTTCCTGGCTGCCTCAAATGCTGCACGGTTACCGGGTGTTCTGTCAGAGCGCATGGCATTCCTCCTGATACCCTGGTGGTATTTTATCTGATGCCACAGCGCCATCCCTTGGGGATTGATGTCCTAGTGACACCACGGGAGGTATTGACCTTTGTTTGCACATGAAAGGAGGAAGCCCGACGAACGGCGAAAAAGTTATAAAAAGCCGCAGGGATGTGCGTTGTGACCGTTAATATACAAAATGAAAAGGAGCGATGTATGTCGCCCCTTTGCATCGATGACGGACGATGTATGCCGTCCATGGTGGAAAAGAAAAGATGGGAATGTCTAACATGCCCACCTTCTCACGATATCATAATATCACTTATTCTTTTCCCCGGTGTGACGGGTTACAGGTTCTTCACTAATCCTAACCGTTCCGCCACTCCGAAGATGTACTTTGATTTGTATCGGGAATAAGTCTCCCTGGATGCATCCTGTGGGAACGGCATCCGATACTGGATGTTATTCCACACCCCGCGCATGTATTCATCCGGGATATCCCTCTTCGCCTCCTCAATCGCCTTGATCCGGCCGGTTACCACCGCAGATAAGTTCATGGCCTTGTTGGCTGTTGGATCTGATATGCCGGAGCCTCTTGGCATCCCATCATGGACAGGTGTGGTAAGGATCGCATCCTCTTCCGATTCCTTCATCCTGGAATAGTCCCTAATGATCCACAGTGTTGACATGTATATCCCCTGTGGCAGTATGTACTTCGTCTTCTTTGGCTGATAGTCTCTAATCTCGATCACCTTCGTATAACCTTCACATCTTTGTACTTTACTCCGCCTTCCAGGGTTTCCTCATGGGTATCGACAAAGATATCCACATGATCGCCTTCGACACCTCCACCGATGTCCTCGGCCGTGTACACCTTCCCATCGATCAGCAACTTACTTCCGATATCAAACACATCCAGGTCAACCGCAACAGTATGCGCACTTCGTGCGGTCTTTCCGCTGTATGTCTGATCGCCCCATTCTCGGCTGCATTCCCAGCAGGGACAGTAGTAAGTTATTTTGCACTCTCCCATGTTGATATACGTTCGTGCATCCGCCTGTATCGGCACCAGGAACAGTGCCAGTAATAATATTATCTTTCGCATTTGTCCAACTCCATTTCTAATCTTCTCAGATACTCCCTCACTGATGCTGCCATCGTTCTGAAGTCATAATCAGGTAGTCCGTTAAAGGCTGCTGTCAGATCTATGCATACCGCTGCATAAAACTGTTTTCTGTCAAATTTCATTCCTTTCATTTCATTCCCGTCCATAGTTCCCTCCACATGGCGATCACGGGTGTCGCTGTTGTAAATCTCCAGTACATCAATCTACCTCCACACATACAAACTGTGAGTTCTTGACCAGTCCATATTTCTGCTTTGATACTGATGAATAGACTGTGTTGATGTTCCTTCCGCTTATCCTGGCTATTTCCTCCACCTTATCGGACACGCATAAAGGCAACTGGTATTTATCTTTTGTCACCCACATATACAGCTTCATTCCTCATCATCCTCCTGGACCGTAAACTCTTCAGCCAGTTCCATCAGTATCTTTTCCATCTCTTCATCCATCTTCTGTTTGAACTCCCTGTATTCCGCTTCTTTCCTGCGAATATCCAGCCAGGAATAAAACAGATAAAACAAAGCGAACGAAATAAATATAATATCTAAAATAATTATCATATTACTTAGCATTCTTTATCCTCCTTACTTCTCTTTTACGACCGTTGCATCCGCTCCCTGGACAGTGATCCATCCGTGTTTATATCTGGCTTCAGCTTCTTTCATCTGAATCACCTCTTTGTTTCTTTAGCATCTCATCCACATCCCAATCGGCAGGAATGTCCTCTTCAAGCAAACAGTGTAAATCACTTTGCAAGGGACAACGATTACACGAAGTATGCTTTTCACAGTATCCTTTGATAGTCTGTAATGCTTTTTTAATTGTCATCTGAATCACCCCCTATTATAATTTCAGGCTCTGTCAAAGCATCAATAGCCATACGGATTGCACTGTCATAATCTGAACCATGATTATCTTCTATCATCCCAATAAGGTTATCTAGTAAGTCTATTGCTTCTTGATTAGTCATCTGAATCACCTCCGTTGTAGCTGCCACAGTTAGGGCAGAACTTATAGGTTTTGAGATACTCCAAAGGGTCAATACACCCTGTTCCGTCAATCTCATAATCACATTCAGAACAATTCCATATATCATCATCTGCTTGGCATATCCACTCACCTTTCTGCGGTAATAATTCTTTAATTTCCTCCACCTGTTCCGCAACTATTCTCTCAATGTCTTCTTCATTGAGTGTAATGTTTACGACACATCTTTCTTTAGGCTGTACGGATGGCAAGTGGTCTAACCACTGCTTCACTCTGAATGATGGAATAAGCCTTGCACCGTTCGTATAAACTTCTTCGTTGTCTGTAAATCCATAACTCTTCTCAAATTCTTCCCATGTGTCAGGGAATGTCATCATTTCACTCATCTGAATCACCTCTCATATCACTCTGGCAATTTGGACAGTATTGCGGTGGTTTAACCATGGTTTCAATCCTGATCAACTTCTGACAATCTGGACATATATAAATCCGCCTTTCTATCATTCTTGCGTGTCGGCCTGTTCCTGTTTTGACTTTTGTATAACCGTCATATATCCACTTACTCATCCTGTTCTCCTCTCATATCTGCTCCACAGTTAGGGCAGAAGTTATACATTGGCTGTCTTTTCTCCACCCGATAACCGCAAGTATCACAAAGCCAATAATCATACTCTACATTTACCAAAACCGTCCCAATGTATTCACGGCTTTTTTCATTGTGTGGCATCCACTTCCCCTTTCGTGGTTGTACGGTTGGCACTCGCTCAATCGCTTTCGCACATTGTCTACCCTCAAGCGGACTAAACTTGAAATATTCTTTTACGGCATCAATCGCCACCTGTCTGCTGATTAAGTCGTCCATCTTGTCTCCTCTCTGCCCAACTGCAATAACTCCCACTAAACCAGATGCTTCCCCGATGAAATTGGCAGATATATCCGTCTTGGCTATCTTCCGAGTCTGCCACTTCTGCATACTTACATTGACCGCACCGAATTATTTCAGGCTGTGCGGATGGCACTTGTCTGATGATAGAAACATAATCTAATGGGCAAGTAGAATCCCTTTCATATTCTTTGATTAAGCTAATTGCTTCCTCTCTGCTGATTAACTCGCCATTTTCGTTGTCGAGTTCTTTTGAGTTATTGGAGAGTTCAAGTTGTACTGACGGCACATCCTCAATTATCTCCACATCATAACAGGTCCCGACGCGGCACTCTTTCGGATCCATACCGCATTCCTCTCGACATAATGCTTTAATCGCTTCCTGCCTATCAATACAATCCAATGCTCCCAACGTGTTGGAAGGTGTTGGGTGTGTTGGGATGTCATCAACTTTCAATTGCATCCGTGCAATCATGTCTTTGTCGAGATACCCTTCCCATCTTGTAAGCCATTCCTTTACGGATTGCCTATCAATCAGATCGCTCATCCTGTTCACCTACCCTTTTATTCCAGGCTTCAATAGCCAATTCATCAGATGAAACCTTTGTACTTATTCCAAATTTCTTTGTGCTGCAATGACAGTTTACACATCTGACTTTTGAATACAGGTTAAATCCTACTTGGTCATGGTCTAATTGAGCATCGCCTCCGCAGAACGGGCACGGTTTCAATTCATTCATGCTTTTCACCTCCACAAATATCAAGGTCAGTCACTGTCCCTGTACACCACGGAGGGAGAACAACGACCCCCTCATTAATATGGTCAAGTAATGTTCTTCTGAAGCCGACCATATTTTCCACAGGGCATTCATGATCAACTGAAACGATCAGCACCCTTTTCATTCTTCTCATGCTATGTTCCTCCTTAAATTCTCTTTTCTGACTTCCTTGTACAGGGCAAGGCAGGTACAATCCTTCTGATAGCCTTCTGATCGGCAGCGAGACTTTGACGGGCATCCCGGACAGGGATATGTTGTGTACTCATCCGGCTCCTCGATCGGAGGCAGCTCGACCTTCGCTTCTTCCTTCGGCTCCAGCTTCGGCTTTTTCTTCTTTTTCTTCTTGTGTTTCACCTTGTCATACTGGCCGGAGATCTTCAGATGCTCATCGTCCAATCTTCTTCCGATCACCTTGTCCAGTTCCTCCAGGTAGTTCTCAAACCCTTCCTTCCTGTCCGTAACCTTTGCATAACACTTCTCGAAATGGTTCATGACCCTGTTAAGTCTCTTGTTGCCGAAGCCTTCCAGGTCGTGGAGGGACATCAGCCACTCCATGATACAGACCTCATTGAACAAGGCCCTGCACATGTCTGAGGCATAGTCATTCTCATGGACTACCATGTTCACATTGAACCGGGTCTTTGTCACCAGGCACCGCAATGCTCCGATGCCGTTATCCCTGGCATACTTATAGGCATACTTAAGGCCCTCTTCACGTTCCTTGATATACTCCATCGTGGTACGATTAATTCTCTGATCGGTATCCGGCTCATCGAACCATCTCCGCTCTTTTAGGATCTTACGGAGGAGACCGTCAAGGTACTGCCTCCGATAGTAATAATCCTTGATAGTCTCCGGCCGGTTGCTGATCACCCTCTCAAGATTCCTGCTGATCCGCTTCTTAGCGAAACCCAGTTCACGGAGCGCCCGGCTCCACATGAGGTTGTGTGCTTCCTCCACGAATCCCTTCATGGTATTGATGCCCTTGTCCGTGTTCATCTCCTTGAAGGTCAGAACCGTCTTGATGTTGGTAGCCTCCCTGATCCGGATCTCCTCGCCCAGCTGATCAAGATCATGCTCCCTAAGAAAGAGGAGTGCAAAGATATATCCGTCCTGGCGGTATAACATCGTTTTGTTCTTAGCCATTCTCTCCTCCTTTCAATTTAGTTTCCCTTCTAGCCATGTCATATAATCAAGTATCCAATGCCTCGCCAACGGTTCCACATCGGCATACTTTGGATTGTTGTCAATCGCCTTGCTCTCTTCCAGAAGCTTCTCCCAGTCTGCCTCAGTTACTGGATTAGGGTTAGCCTTGATTAGCTTCCATACATCGGTGATAAGATTATTAATTGTTTTTAAATCGTTCATTGGTTCCTCCTAGAACGGAATCTCATCCGGCAGGTCATCTTCCACAATAGGGATGAATCCCTGATCAACATCGTTCCATCCTAAATCCCAGCCAAAATCATTGTACCTGTCACTAATCCGCTTGGACGCCCCGTCATAATACAGGTCAATCCCAGAATGAAGTTTCCCATTGTGGCGGTTCTTTAGGACCGATATTCTTCTGTCACATGGAGTGCTTCCATCTTCAGCTTTCTCAGGTCTGAAATATCTAAGAACTACATGGGCCAGATTGGGAATGTTTCCGCTGCCAGATATGGAGTCTAGTGAAAAATTCGTGCCATTGTTTTTCCTTGGGTGAGCAATAAGCAGAATAAATACTCCGGAGGACCTTGCGAAATTAACCAGGCCTTTAATGAATTTTGCCTGCTGGCGATACAGATCTGATGTCATATCATCCTCTATAGCGGTCATGAGGTTATCAATCATAATCACCTTGCAGTCATACTGATAAACCGCTGAATCCAATATTTCCATTAATGACTGCTGATCATCATCGTCATTGATACCGCTGTCATCATTGGTTAGATATAGATTGTGCCTCATCCAGCCGGAGATTTTAGCGGAGTCAATCTGATCCACGTAATAATCTTCTTGCTTTGATTTGATGTGTCCAGGGCCTGCGATCTGTCTTTCCATCCAGTTCTTAAATTCACCTTCTGACAATTCACCGCTATAAACAAAACACTTATGGCCTTGAGCCAGTGCCTGGGTGATGAACTGCGAGCCCATGGTGGACTTTCCATCACCTCTTTCTCCGGTTAGGATAACCAAGTCCTTAAAGTAGAATCCCCCACCTATAACATTGTCTAATGATTTAAACCCAGTTGAAAACCTCGGCTTATCATCTAAACTTTCTGCCATAATATCAGCTACCTCTTTAATGCGCTTATTGGGGACCGGCACCGCATTCTCAATCGCAGATACAACAGCTGCCTTCCCTTTTTTCTGCAGTAGCTCATTGGCATCTTTACACCCCTGATAATCATCCGGCCTTACATGCTTAACGATTCCGCTTCGCTTTAGTCTGGCGTTTATCTCTTCCAGTAGGGTAATGGTCCCGTGTTCATTGTCACCAAAAACAATAAACTCATTGAAGCGGTGCATGAACTCGAAACAGATCGGATACCATGTGAATCCGTTTTTACCTGTCGGAACAGACACCGCATTCTCAAAGCCACACTCTGCCACACTCAGGGAATCAATCTGTCCCTCTGTGATGATTAAGGTCTTGTTGTCAAAATTACACTGATCCATTCCGAACAGTATCGACACACCGCCTTTATGGCTCCATTCTTTGGCACCCTTATTATTAGGGTCAATGTTTCGGTACTTAATCATCTGCAGATTGCCAAACTCATTCACAAAGGGGAACACAAGGATGTTTTCATTGTCATTCCGGCAGGTAATGTTATACTTCTCAGTAATTGCCCGGCTGATTCCACGAGATTCCATATATTCTATGGCTTTCGGCTTCGGTTCCTTCTTCTTGAACTTCCTCCAGAACGTGGCTTTTGTTGTGCTGGCGCTCGGATCATAACCATTACTGAGAACAAAATCAAAGTCCCTTGCCAGGCGGATCATGTTTCCCTTTTCACCGCAAGCACTCCGGAAGCATTGGAACTGTCCAGTAACCATATTGATGGAGAATGTTTTTTTATCCTTTTCTGACCCTCTGCAGTATGGGCAATACATAAATGTCAGTTCATCGCCCTTCAGATAGGTATGGGCATTAATCTTCTCGGCGAATCTTCTTGCGTCTTCTGGATTAAATTCATAACGCATCAATCATCGCCTCCCACTCTTCCGGACTCTGCTGTCCTTCGCTGGCCTGCCCATCAGGGCAAAGGCAAAGCGAAGGGTCATTATCATTGGCATTTACATTGCCATTACCATTCCCCTTTACATTAAAGGGTTGAGTTTGTTTTTGTGTTTGTTTTTTTCTGGCATTCTGATTGCCTTTCGGGGCGCCTCCGCCCTTGTTCCCTTTTGCGTTCTGGTTGCCCTTGGGTGCTCCTCCCTTTCGCCTCTTCTTCTGGGCATCTACTAACGGCATCCAGTTCATCAGAAGCATTTGCATCATGGGATCGTCAGGGTTCTCCGGCACCTTGCCATAGATTCCGTAATGGATGATTTGCATCAGAGCTTTGATCTGCTTTTCTTCGCCAAGCAAGGCAGAAGACTCAAGCCATGTCTGATATATGATTACTGACTCATTCTTTTCATCCATCGAACTCACCCCTCTCCAGTCGTTCTTTAAGATCTCGGTATAACAATTCGTGTATCATCTTTCCGCTGATTTCCTCTTTGCAGAATATGACAGAAACGTTATATCTAATCATCCAAGAGGTTAGAGATGAGAAGAACGCTTTCGGATGCATCCGGCTCTTATATTTGCCATTGATCAACTTTTCCCATGTGGCATTTTCCACCAAAAGGATAAACCGGGCATTATTATCAACCGCCTTCTGAAACTCTCGCTGAAATCGCTCACGGCCACGACCGAAACACATGGCCAACTCATCCAGGTCCATCTTTCGCTCGATTACACACCTTCCTATCACTTTTTCTGTGATGTCAGGAATGATGTTAGAACCGTCCGGAAGTGTGGCGTTGTAGGTGTAATCTCCGAACCATAACGGGACTTTCGTTTTATAAGGGCATTCAAATGTGTCATAACGCCTGAACGCCCTTTTTGTTGGCTGTTCTCTAGAATCTATGTATATAGTCATAGACTCCAGAACCCTTTTTTGATCAAATATATCCATAATTAGTTGAATGGGAGTTCCTCATCTACTCCATCTGGAATCTTCATAAATCCGTCTTCGTCTGTTGCTGGTGCCGGTTTCCGCTGCAATCTCTTGTCATCCGGGATTTTATATGTTTCGTTCCTTACACTGCTAACCTTGCAGAGCTGTGCCAGGTTTGTTGCAGATCCGACAGAACCATCTCTCTTTTCATACTCTCGGATGTTAAACAGTCCGCCGATGGTCTTGCCTTTTAACTTTGCCTCATCCCAGTCGAAATGATAGCCTTCATTGGATTCCTCAAAAGCCTCCATGATGGTTTTAAACCGGCGCTTTGTCCATCCGTCTTTTTCTGATCCGTCATCATTCGGAACATTGATAAAGAAATTACAGTGCCATTTCTTGTCCTCGGATTGCTGGGCCTTGTAATCTTTTGCAAAAAAATCCTTATACTCACCTTCCAGGACGTCACAATGGAGGGTGATATACTGCCCTACAGAATTTTCATTTAAATCCACTCCCAGCACCTTCAGAATGTATGCACCTTTAGGCAGCTGCTGGATTTCTCCATAAGCCTGTGTTTTCTCATAGTCGTTGAATCTTTTAATTGCCATAGTTAGTATTCCTCCATAACTTCAATAACTTTCATAATATCGTTGGGGATATAATCCTCCTCAAATGCGTCAATAGGTGTCCTGGTAGTGGAATTATGGGAAGTGGTTTCAAAATAATACTTTCCATCATCTTGCTTCACCGTCCGGAGCAACCAGTTGAACTTAGAATCAATGTTGTTCTTCTCGGTCTTGCGTCCGTTGGTTTTAATCTTCGTGAACCGATAACCATCTTCTGTGTAGTCCGTCTGAGAGTGGAACAACAGGATCACGGTCAGATCCTCCCGGAGACTCCCTGGAAGATCCACCAGCTCCCAGATACAGGCAGCCAAATCCATCCACTTGTCATAGCCTTTTTCCTTGCAACGACGCATTTCATCTGATACCATTAAATTATTAACGGTGTCGATGACCACATATCTGTAAGTACCCTTTTCGGCTAGTTGGAGATACTTAATTGCTAACTGCGGATAGTTAGTTTTCAGATAGTTCTTATTGTCACCGTTATACTCTTTTTTCCATCCCTTCCAGTTGAGGCCTTTCATGTCGGCGTCAATGTAAAGGGTTTCTGATGGTGGGAGATTCCGGAGGGACGTGCTTTTCCCCGTTGCCGGTTCTCCATAAATTCCGATTAGTTTTGCCATTTAATCCTCCTTCATTTCAATCTTAAAGATTCGCCTCTTTCGCCCAGCCGGGCATATGGTAACTCTTTCCCTGCTTCAAGATCCTGCCTGATTATTTCTTTATTTGGCTTCACATCCCAGAGCTGATACTCTTCTGGAAGACAGATGGCAGGCATATCCTCATCAATGATCAGTGGAGCCTTGCCACCATTCTTCTGGATGCTCCAGGTGAAATTGTCGCCTTTTACTTTCCTTGTCCCCATGAGGTTCATGGTGTTATAGACAGCTGCCTTCATGCGGTCAATGTTGCTGTTGATCTGCTTTTTCTTTTCGGTCAATCGCTTAATCTCCTGATCAATCTTTGACACATCCATTTGCAGTTCATTCATGACGATGCCGTAAGAATCCAGCTTCATCTCAATCTCACCCTCAACACCTTCCAGAGTGTCGGCGATCAGCTGAGGGTCAAGTTCGGCGTCCTCTGCCATCTCAAGGATGGTCTGAAATTGGACCGTAAGATTATATAATGTCATCCTATTCTCCTCCATAAGTATCCAAATGCTTGTCTATTGTTAGTTACTGCAAAAGCAATGTTGGCAGGGTACTTTTTGCCCATATATCGTGATGCTTCTCTAATACTTGAGAATGTGTTGACTAATTCGCCGTCTAGTGTGTATTGAGCCACCTTGTGGCTTGTTTTTTCGGTTCGCGAGCCATAATTCACGTTATACTCACGAGTACACCATTCAAGATTTTCAATGCGATTGTTCGTCTTATCCTCATCAATGTGGTTTATTTCTCTGTATCCGTTCGGATTTGGTATAAACGCCCTTGCAACTAAGGAATGAATCTTTTTAGTATAAGCTCGTCTGTTTTTACTAAGACATACCTGAGGATAACCGCCGGTATCAAAAGATCCCTTTAGGACATAATACCCATTTGCGTTTCTGCTACACCTTCTCGGAACGCTTCTGACTCTCCCCATGTTGCTTACTTGATATAGCCCCTGGAATCCGTCTATGTCTTTCCAAACCTCTTCAGTCATCCTTTACCTCCTCCATTTCTTTCTTTGCTTCTCTCAGCTTTAACAGCATGTCAATGTATTCCTGAGTGGATTCATAATTGCCGGCATAGGCGGTTGACTTTATGAGGTCCTCTATATCGTTCATGATTACCGTCAGCAGTGGGGAATCCTCAAAAGTCAGGTATACTTTCCCATTGACCTGGGCAACTTCACACTTCATCTTTCACCCTCCTCTCTAATCTCTTGATCCTTCTCTCCAATTGGTTGATCTGCTTGTTATCATAGAAAGTGTCCATAATACAGACACCCATTAATAAGCCGATCAACATTGTCAGCATAGGTAATACAATCCAAGTCATGATGCTTCCTCCTCTTTCGTAATAGTCAGCTCCTGGATCTCCAAGCCATTCTGTTCGGCCCAGAGTTCCAGAAGAATTGTTAAAATCTTTTCGCCCATATCGCACCTCCAAATTCAATTTAATTGGATTTCTCAGGCACAAAAATAAAATCCATTGGAATCCCGGAAAGTTCACTGATTTTCCGCAACTGGGATAAAGAGGGTTCGCTCTTTCCATTTTCCCAATTATTCACCGTTCCAACGGATATATCGAGAATTTCAGCCAGTTGTCTCTGGGTTAATTTGGCATTAATTCTGGCTGCTTCTAATGTAATTCGTGGCATTTATTTGACCTCCTTTCTAAATCTTTAAATCTAGTATAATTCAATCTAATTGAATTGTCAATACAGAATTCAAATAAATTGTATTTATGATTGAATTATTTATATTTCTGTATTATAATTACTATACGGAAAGGGGTTGATAAAAATGACGGACGCTGAACAGAAAAGGGTATTTGCCAATAATCTGACTCACTACATCAATATTAACGGCAAGCAGCAGAATGAGGTCGCTAAAGCAATAGGTGAAAAACCAACGACATTAAATATGTGGTGTAAGGGAAACTCTTTCCCATCAACAGGGAAGATTCAGAAATTAGCAGATTATTTTGGAATAGGCAAAACTGATCTAACAGAAGATAAAACAGGACTAACATTAGATGAGGCCTATGCCAGTGTAACAATGAAAATAGCGCTGAATGACCAGCGCTTTCAAAAGATAATGATTGATTATTATGACATGCCTAAGGATGAAAAAGAGGCGTTCTGTACGTTCTATGAGACATTCATTATGGAGGAGAGGAGTTAGGAGGTTTTTTCTTGTTCCTCCTCTTTTAACCCTGCTTGGGCAAAGTTATAAAGTAGTTTTAAGATTGTTTGATCATCAATGCTGTCAACAATTTTCTTAATTTCTTCTTTGTAATCCATGGTCTTGCCTCCCCTCGATTGGTGTAACACTATTAGAACACATGTTCGAATAATTTTCAAGATACAAAATACATAAAAATTCATAGAAGGATGTGGATAACTTGAAAAGAGCAGCGTTATATGTGAGGGTCAGCACCCAGGAGCAGAAGCTCCATGGTATGTCCGTAGACACCCAAATAACGGCCCTAGAGGCCTATTGTAAGGCGAATAACCTCACAGTCTATAAAATATACAACGATGCAGGAATATCGGCTAGAAAAAGCTACAGGCGACGCCCTGCACTGCTTGAGATGCTCAAGGATTGCCAGGATAAGAAAATAGACACGGTCCTCTTCACCCGTCTCGACCGCTTTTTCCGTTCCGTGCCTGACTACTATGCATGTGTTGAACAGATGGCAGGCGTTCCGTGGAAGGCAATACTGGAAGACTATGAGACGGAGACCCCGGACGGTGTATTTAAGGTCAATATCATGCTCTCAGTAGCGCAATCTGAAGCAGATAAGACATCAGCCAGGTTAAAGGACACATTCGCCTATAAACGTGCCAGAGGGGATTATATAGGTAAGGCTCCCATGGGTTACTTAGTCCGTGGAAGGGACCTGATCAAAGACCCGGAGAAGCAGGTTGCCATCTCTGTCATGTTCAAGACTTATTTATCCACCTTCTCATCGAAAAAGGCACTGGAGGCCGGTGACGAGTACGGCCTGCATCTGGTCAGAAATACCTTTATGAAAATGCTGAGCAATGAGGCATATTGCGGACACGCAAAAGGCGGATACCGGTGCGAACCCTACATAACAGAAGAGGAATGGAAGAGAATCCAGGAAGTGAAGCGGTCACGGACACCTAAGCAGATCTATGGCCCACGGACTTATCTGTTCAGTGGTTTGTGTAAATGTGGATATTGTGGAAAGAGAATGCCGGCAAAACTGATCTGGCGCACCCATGCCGACGGGGAAAAGGTATTCTATAAGAAATATGTATGTGAGGACAGAACACACCCACACCTGCAAATGATAGAGACTCAGATGGAGGAATATCTGCTGCAGAATCTCATCCCTATGGTCCGTAATTTGGAATCTGAGAGCAAGATGATAAAGAAAGGTATGGATGAAAGCATAAAGAAGAAAAAGCGGTTAGAAAGCAGATTAGAGCGCCTGAGAGAGGTCTACATTGACGGGGATCTTGACCGTGAGGCATACCACGCCAGGAAGAAGATACTGGAAGAGGAAATAAACGCCATTCACATCCCCAGCAGCATCGTGCCGGATGTGCCGGAGGATTGGCAGGAAATATACAAGGATCTGACAGAGGAAAGAAAAGCTGTGTTCTGGAAGCGGTTGATTAAAACCATAGAATTTACTAATGAATCCAAGCATAAACCAAAAGTTATTTTTTTATAGCTTTGTGTCCCTTTATTTTGCTATGGCATGAGATATATATAATTAAAGTGACATAAAAAAGAGGGCCGGAATTAACCGACCCTTTAATTATTTCCTAAATTTCTTACACCAAGGAAGGCACTTGTTCCCGAACTTGCCATTTTGTGTGGTTCCGATCAGATCCTGCAGTTTCTTCACTGCCTTGACTGTCTCAGGGCCATAGATATTATCAATCTTGCCAGTATAGAAATCCATCCATGTGAGGAGCTTCTGAACCTGTCCGACCTGCTTACCCTTGTCAGCCAGTTGGAAGTATCCACGGGATGGAAGGACGGGGAAGCCCTCGTCAAACTTCTTGGAACCACTCCTGAACATTTCCAACTCTCTGAGCCTTCTCCTGGTCAGACCCCGGAGTTCTTTTCCACCGGCTTTGTTGTAGAGCAGGATCTTCTCTTCAATGGTTCTGATCGAGCGTTTGCCCTTGTCTGTCAGTCCGTCAATGGAGCCGATGTTGTAAGCGAAGGACACCAAAGCATCAATCTGTGAGGTGTTAAAGCCATAAGTAGTCTGGTATTTAAGAACGAGCGGAAGATACTTCTTATTGAGCGAATCTTCCAGCCATCTTTCGGCTGTCTCCTGGGAGATCTTCATTCCCTTGCGGATGGACTTCCCTGTTATGGCCTTATCGGATGAGGTAATACCATAGCCAATCGTCCATACCCCTACCGCATCCTGATAAGCTTCCAGATAGCATCCTTCAAACTCTTTTACCATTTCTATACATTTATTGGATACTCTCAAATTATCACCCCTTTATTACCACATATCCGGCGCCACGGTCTCGACCGCCCCACCAATTCCTTTGATTTTTTGCACCTCGGAAACCGTGAAGGGCCTTCCGGATCTCCCCGGTTCGTGACCGCCGGACTACCTTTCCATTAGTGGCCACGATATAACGTCTCTTGGAATCGATACCCAGAAGGACCACAGTATGCACGGGATTCTTTTCCTCGAAAAGAACGATATGACCGGCATTCAAGGCCTTATCTATGGTTGCTCTTACCTTCTTCGGATTCCGTCCATTGTTGGAATGCCAGAAGGCGACCTCTTTTCCGGCTATTTTGTTGACAACAGACTTACATCCCCAGATTGTAAGCTTTGAGCCGTTATATCCAGGGATGTGCTTCTTTGCATATTGATATATTTCTCTCGGATTCCAGACGGTCCCGTCTTCCTGCTTAACACCTGTAAACTGAAGGGCGATGGAGCAGGCAGTCACGGAACACCCATGTCTCTGGCAGAATCCACCGAATTGCTTTTGTTGTGGGATGAGTAACTTTTTGCCATCCATCTCCACCTTGTAAGGGTATCTCTTATCCCTCCTGATCGTGATCCTCATCGTCTACATCCACTCCATTCTCTTGAGCTGCGTGGTTTAAGACCTTTACCAATGATTTAGGCAGCAGGTTTGGGAAGGCGAGGTTTAGATTCTCGATACAACTAAGAATCTCCATGAAAGTTATGTATCCGGCAATGGCCTTCAGGCATGGAAACTCAAAGCCCAGCTCCACCAGTGTCTGGGAGTAATCCAGGGCAACACCGAAAGCGATGGTCACCAGCAGACAAATCTTATGGAGTCCGCCCTTCCGCATAATCTTAGATTCAAAGGTCCCGTTGATCAGTGCCTGCAGCACTCCAGTCACCACATCGAATACAATAAAGATACATGCCACCAGAATAAATTTGTAGCCCATTATGTTTTCTCCTTAAATAAAACGCACGAGTGTGTTTCCCGTGCGTTTATCGTGTGTTTTTAGTTGCAAGTTGGTTTCAAGTTGGTTGCAAGTTACTGATTTTTCTCATACAGCCAATTTAAAAACTCCTGTTTCTTAACAACAATCGCATCCGTGTCAGGAATCATAGGACTTATTACAAGTGCATCTTTGATTTCTTCATCGTCTTGCATAAGGCTTATGGCTGTTGTTGCACTACAAAAAACAACTACTTCATCATTATCATTCATGTTATTACCTCAAAAAACTATTGTGGGTAAGGATTTGCACCTTACATGATATCCTTTACCTCGGCGACGGTCACAGGGTCTTTAAACCTTCTTCTCTCGTGCTGACGTCACTACACACGATGGTGGATATCTCCGTCTAACGCGTCTACCTATTCCGCCACCACAATAGTATTTAGACTAGGAGTCCGAAGAACATCCTAGTACGTTCCTTTTCCATGATTCTGTATCATACTGAATATCCATCGGTTCAAAGCATCCATGACAGGCTCTTGCATCTACTTCGCAATCCCATTTTAGGCATTTGTCGTAATACCATTCGTAGTATTTACAGTTATCGCATTTCATTCGGCATCACCTGCCTTTTTAGTGTTGTCCTCAATAATCTTGATTCCAATTTTCGGTCATTATGGGTAGAACGGGCATGATGATTAAAGTCCTTGCCGTAATATCGAGTACAACCAAATGACCTAATCTTTTTGAACAATGCTCGTTCCATCTTTGACTCCTTTAACTTACGAAAAGCGTTCTTTACGTTAATGATAATTTAATTCCATCAGTTGAGCTATGGCAAACTCTGACTCCCGATGGTTTCCTAAAGCATTTGGATGCAGACCATCAAGGAAATATTGGGAATCATAAGCCCCATTTGTCATAGTTGCCAAGTCAAACCGAATACAATGGTCACCGAATACATCAATAATCAACTTTCGAAGTATAGTTCTTGACGGGTGACCCAAAGTAGTGTTATCTGCTTCTGCCTCTTCAAGTGACTCTGTAAGGTCATCATTTGAATTTGAAGGTGGAGCACACCATAAAAGGATTCCACCATGTTGGTTGCATAATGTGTTAAAATTTGCGAATTGCGTTCTTTGGGCAGCAATCTGTGCGGCATATGTATGATTTACTGCCAAAGGCCAACTTACATTTGTCCCAAGTGCCATAATGACATAATCAAATGTCCAACCCATGTCGAAAAGAGTTGTTATAGTTGCGATTCCTCCTGGTATATTATCTCCACCCCTCGCAGAGATTAATCCATCAAGATAAAAATAATCGTCCATTACTATATATGCCCATGAATCCTGCTCATAGTTTGAAAGTCCACTATTCCATGTAGTGGAGTCTCCAACAAAAATAGCTTTAGCGTGGTTATATAACGGTACACGGAAAAGCAACTGTTTTACTGTGGTAGAACCACTAAACAGCATCACACCGCAATCTTTAGATGTACGGGACGGACTAAAGGCACTGGTTACCGTTACATCGTTTCCTGTGGTCAGGTTACGAAATGTAGCGACCATTGTTTTAGGCCCTTTGCAATCCATAGTAATTGTGTATTCATCACCATTAACAAAATCATCAGTAATGGATTCCGTTCCCAATGTTGATGACGGCATTGTCGAGCCACCATCATAATTATAATAGACTTTAAAAGTCTTATTTGATGTGTCAACACAAGCAAAACAACCATTCACATATAATCCAAACACAATGGCTGATGAGTAAACAAATCTTGCCTGTGCCTGAATATAGACCATCTTGGTATTCTTGGAATACAGAGCAGAACCGAAAGAACTCATAGCCAAACCATTAGATGATACAGAACTATTGGTTAATGTGAAATCACTGTTTGCTGTGGTAAACTTCTCATTTAATACCGTTTTTAAGTTGTCGTAGTAATCAGGCAATACAGAAGATGAAGAACTGCCTATATAAATCGGAGAATTATTTCCATTGATTAAACCCATTTACTCCACCTCCTCGATATCAAGTCCTGTCGTTACATCAGGAGTTATAACAGTTTCGCTGATTGTATCTTTAAAAGTATAATTAGATTGTGCTTTATAATTCACTACAACATTTCCATTTGAAAGACATTTGATACCATAAAGAGTCATGGCAGGATTCATGGAATTTCCACTTTGCCATCCTAATTGCCCACTGGTTGAAGGAGATGAAGATTCAGCAATATTAATGCCAAAACTTATATCTGTCCTTACTCCCCATGTCATACTATCCCACAAAGGTGTTACTGTTTCACCCCATGGGTTATTCCATTTATTGCCTGTGTCTATTCCTGCCCATTTTGATGAGGTTAATCCTTTAATAAATACCTTTGAACCAGTTTGAGAAGATATTTTCATATCAAATATCATTGTATCAAACTGATGTGGTCGGGCTGTTGCTGATTTAAAGAATCCACTATATACAGGAACATACGAAGCAGGAAATACAATTCCGTATTCAGGGATTCTGACCTCTGCCACCACAGTTATGACTACAGCCCCTGTTACGTTGGTAATGGAAATCTCTCCTGTACTGGAATCCCATACTGAAGATGTGACATCAACACCGCCAACGGTTATAGTTGCACTTGTAAACGAGTAGGTTTCATCATCAACAGTCAGGATTGCACTGTAATCCGAACCCTCTGAAATCTGTGTGGCACTGTTGGAAGATGTACACCCTGTCAGATTATTGGTAACTGTATATAGTGTCGGAAGATCACAGGATACAGATATGGTCTTTGATATTCCGCTGTCTGTGGTCACTGTAACAGTTGCCGTTCCATCTCCAACTGGTGTGATATTTATGCTCTTGTTGTTTACACTGACTGTACAGACATCCGTATCATCTGAAACGGCATGGATGCTATCTGTAGTATTAGCAGGTGTGAGTGTTGCCGTAACTGTTACCACATCCGTACTGGTGGCTGATACGGTACTAGTAGAAAGTGTCAGACCAGTAGAAGGGATATTTTCGATGCTGTCCTCAAGGTCATCAATAACACTCTTCGGGTCGGCAATAATCGTTGTATCGTATACCGCACCACGGAATAATTCAATCATCATATCCCATTGTGCTTTGGTAACCCCACCGCCTGAAATCTGTGCTAAATCCGTCTTTACGTCAGTAATCTCCTGCTCCATTTCTTCCTGCCATGTCTGACCAGGAGACGGATATTCTCCATTTGCTCCCAGGGACTCATATACCGTAAACTTATAAACCACGGACTTCTTGATAGCAGATCCAACCGTATAGGTGAGCTGAATGTGGCCTACTCCCTTATAGGCAGTGTCGAGATTTGTCACACTCCATGTTGCATTAGTCCCGGAGGTTGTCAGGGGGACTGCATACGGCATCTCGTCCCCTGGCCTCTGAACGGACAGAGCAAGGGTGCCAGATCCATAAGTGGTCTGCCATGCTGAGAAGTCAAACACCACTGAGGTCACAGCATTCTCCAACTGCTGCCCTAAAATCAAATTGAGCCGGGTATCTTCTCCCAGCACTACATTAACTGTTCCCATATCTATCCCCCAATCACTTGATTCCCAGAGCCTGAGCCAGGGACATAGGAAGTTTTCCGAGTTCCATTTCTTTATATCGTTCCTGCAGTACATCCCACACGACTTTCACGATCTTAAAGGTACCTTCCATGTTGTACCGTGGGAAAACAACTGTGACAGAATCACACAGTAAACATTTCTGCAGCGGTGCAAATTGCTTATACTCTTCACTATCTGCCAGCTTAATGAAATTCACTTTGATGTTTCTTGAGGGCAGATAGGTCTGATTATTCCTCATGTACTTGAGGCCCTCAAGGCCAACAAGGCCGGCAGTGGGTTGACTTGAGAATTTATCAGATACATCCAGAGGTACACAATAATCTCTCCCGTCATAACTGGCATTATCAAGCGTCTGCACTGCACCAACAACAAGTGTACTCCCGTTTTTCCAATACGGTACACAGGCATTATATGATTCAGAGTAATCAAGGTCTTCAGAAAACTCGGTCATATTTACGCCGTGCCGAATGGTAATATCTCGGACCGTTCCACGTTGCTCCCACAATGTCACATAGCCCATGTTGAACTCATACTCACCGCCATAGGTGTCCAGGATGGAACCCTCACCACCGCCTAAGAAGTCCTTGACGCTCCGTGGTTCCCCGTCTGAGTATGGCAAGTAATAGTTGCCTACAACATTGGTGCTGAATGTAAACGGGTTGTTTGGCTTGGAGTTCATCACAAGCCAGTTAAACGCTGCAGTAGCATTGTTTATATTACTGAGCGTGGACACTATGCCATTTAGCCTATATGACACATGATGGGCGTAGAACGTGACTACACCATTCTCAGGGCGTGAATAAGCATAAATATCAAACGGCTGTATATCTTGATTCTCATCGTGTTCTACGGCGATTATACGACCTAATACAATGTCATTAAAATGCAATCCCGTGACAGGATATTCAAACTCACATTCATAGATCCCGTTTCTTTCCTCAGTAACCTCACAGCGGATACAATCCCGTAATCTTCCAAGACCATTCGATGTAAATTCCTGCTCATCAGATTCGTATAAAATAGGCGTCATATCTTCCACCACCTTGGTGCAATCTTCAGATCTGTTATAGTATTGTCAAAAGTAACCTTATTGGAATCCGGTGCCAGTGTTGGCAGGTCTGATCCGATTGATACCCGGGAGTTACTTGATTTATATTCCCCGTCTTCAATCCTGTAGGCTTCTCCTATTTCACAATCAATGTATGTAGGGTTACCCAATACAGGAACGGTTGAATTACCCGTCACCGGTGTACTCTGAAAGCGGTTCTCAGTTTTTACGGTCTGAACGGTTCCCGACGGTGTGGTAGATATAGAATAAGTTATATAATCATATCCACATTTGATATACACATCGGCATAAATAAGGTCGGTCGCCCCTCCTTCAATAGTAGCGGCAATCCCTATTCCTATACGCTTTTGTACTTCTGCGTCATTTTCGTCTAATGCTGCAAACGTGACGGAGGGGGTTATCATTGTGACAAAGAACGCCGAACCCCCTAGCCCAATTGTTGCGGTCGGGGTTGCATCTGACGACGGATTAACACTATATATGACTTCTGAATATACTTTGTTATTCGGTGCATAGCGGAAATCGAAAAAGAACACCGCACCGCCCACCGTGATAGTGTCTCCTGTATCCAAAAGCGATCTGTCAAAATGATAGGTTTTGCTGAAATTGGCAGATGACCCGTCAGAGTGTCGTGGGATTAAGCTGACCACGCCCAAGGGACTGTTATCCAGTGAGATATTAAACCCATTAAAACTGATATTCCCATATCCCTCCACCTCTAACAGTGGACTAGAATCAAATACGGTCGGATTCTGCAGAACATCTCCGGAGTCCACCGGGATTGGAAGTGCTCCGACCGTCAGCCATCTCTGAGGTTTGCAGTTGAAGGTCAGTTCAAACTCACCGCCCCGCATCTTTCTGAACAACTTAGTTACTTCAAGACCAGAAGCATATACACCCATTCGGTATTCTTCCGGATGATAAGAGTCCTCCAGCCTCTGGTATCCCTTCTGAGACAGGATCGCATTCCGGAAATCGCTTAACTTCTCCCGGAACTCTTCCTGATTCTTGCCCAGATACATTGCCGGATATGTCACACTGATATTTTCATAGCGTCCCTGGTCCATGGCTATTGCTCCATTACGGCCAGGAACCTCTACAAATTCAACTACTCTTTCAGGAGCGTTATACACTCCCTCACCACTGATATAGATTCCATAATCAGAAGAATCGACACCGCCGAATATTATTTTCCCGTAATCTATTACCATGCCAATCTCCTCCGGTTTGTACTGTTGATCAATCTTCTTTCAACTTCCGCTGCCAGTTCTTTTGTATTCATGCCGGGGGCAGCCTGAACATTAATGGTTATGTTGTTTGTGTCCCCTCCGGATGAATTATCTGCAATCCTGTCCAGCTTGTTCCAGAACTTATCCAGAGGGACAATAGCCTCGGCACCTTTTTCGCCTACGCCATAACCGATAATGGAATCGCTGTTAAAAATACCACCCTTTGCATACCAGTCAACAGAGAAGTGAGGGAGTGAACCCTTGCCTCCAAGTCCGAATGGAGCCTGACCACCGCTGAGATGGAAGTGAGGCAGCTTGAAGTGTGGAAGCTCAAGTTTAACACCACTGACAATTGATTTGATCTTGTCGATGGCTGCCTTTACCTTCTCTTTTGCTGTCTCGATCGGCTTCATGATGGCATCTTTCACCCTGTTCCATGTGCTGGATGCCGTGGACAGGATGGAGCTGAAGATATTTGAAATAGTTGACTTAATATTATTGAATGTTGTTGTAACTGTGGATTTAATAGTCTGAATAGCCTGGCTGATTCTCGCCTTGATATTATTCCAGGTAGTTGTCACAACTCCCAAGGCGGAAGTGAGGGCCGTGGATATAGCTGTCTTGATGTTATTCCATACAGCAACAGCCTGAGCTTTCAGTCCGTTCCAGGCCTGTATTGCCACATTAGCCATCTGACGGAAAATGTTCCCGATCCATGTGCCGGCCTGTATGATCATACCGGATAACAGGCTGAGTCCTGCTGATAAAGCCGTCCTCACCAAAGTAAGGGCAGCATTTACCAACGCTCCCCAGTTAATGCTTTTAACCAGGTTGAACAATCCTGTCAGAAGATTCTGCCCGACAGCCACCCAGTCAATGGATGAAAGGTATCCGGCAATTGAAGAAGCAACCCCGGAGAAAATGGTGATGGCCGAATTAATTCCGTTTTTTAATCCGTTAATTATAGAGGTTCCGACCGCTCCCCAGTCTGTCTGCTGGATGATCGTCCCTATACTGGTAAAGATGGTCCCGATCATGGGGAGCAAGTTCCCCACAAGGAATGTCTTAACTGAAGACAAGAGATTTTGAAGCGACCCGGTAACATCTCCACCAATAGCCAGATTCCCCAGGAAGTCCGTCCATGCAGATTTCATCATATTCATGGAACCGGACATGGTTGTGGATGCCTCTTTTGCCGTGGTGCCGGTAATCTTCAAGTTTTCCTGAACGGCGTGGATGGCTGCTACGGTATCACCAAAGTCTCCAACCGTGTAATGCTCCCCGGTCAGCTTTTCGGCGTCTGACATCAGTCTTTCCATCTCCGACTTAGTTCCACCGTATCCAAGCTTTAAGTTGTCCAACATGGCATAGTTGCCACGGGCCAGAGACTGATAAGTCTGTGTTATGCTTCCCAGGTCCGTACCCATTTTATTGGCATTATCACTCATGTCCTTCATGGCAGTGTCTGCCAATTTGGCTGCCTTCTGAGTATTTCCCCCAGTAGAAGAAATGAGGGATGCTGCAAATGAGGTCGTGTTTTCCATGTACTCATTCGCTGACATCCCTGCTGTTTTAAAAGCCTGTGAGGCATTCTTTTTTACTATATCTGCCGATTTTCCGAACAATGTCTCTATGCCACCCATAGACTGCTGAAGTGCGCCACCGGCATCAATGGAATCCTTAAAGGTTTTTCCTATTGCTGCAGCGGTTATGACTTTCCCGGCTACGCCTACAAGTTTAGATCCAAATTTCTTGCCCGCACTTCCGCCGGCAGCGTCCATCTCTGCCCCGCCTTGGGTGTTCATTGCTTTTGAGAAACCGTTCATCGAAGGCAGAATCTGCACATAAGCCTGGCCAATTGTATTTCCTGCTGGCATATCTTATTGTCCTCCTGCCTTTCTCCACGCAGCATCAAATTCCGCTCCGGACATGAAACTTTGTGGCTTGTCTGTTTTATCGTCTTCCCGTAAATGTTCCGTGAACAGATACGGCATATTTTTCCCCTTCTTATCCTCCATAAAACCATATCTGAACAATGATACCGTATCGGCCATCCTTGCCAGGATCAGTTCTGTCGGGGGATAGGTGATTCCGCTCATTTTTTGTTTTATTCTTGAATTATCCCTCAACCCGGATGCCAGCATGGCAATATCTGTGACTGGCAGGGATTCAAACCCGAAAACATGGTAAGTCTCTGCCAGATCACAGTAAAGAGCGGTCCTGTCTGTATCCAGCATCCGGGAGAGGATGATCAGTTTTTTACATCTTCATCCTCGTCAAGAAGTTCAAAGATATAGGCTGCTTCTTCCTGGAAGATGTCATCTCCGTATTTCTCATCTGTGGCACTTTCGTCACAATGCTCCATAAGTCTGTCAAATTGTTCTTTGCCTAACAGCCTTTCGAACATATCAATGAAATCTTTAACCGGAGTATTTTCATCCATAGAAGCCAGACGCCTGGTCATGTCCATGGAATGAATTACTCTTTTTTTGATTGAGATGTTGAACCCGTTAGGCGTCTTGCCTGTTATCATCTTTTAACCCTCCTAAATGGATTTTAAGTATTCTTTATGAGTATCCCCGTCAGCAAATCCGCCGGACATAGCGGTGATGGTGAGTTCATAGCCGACAGCATCGTCGTCTTTGTAACTTACTTCACCAACCTCAGTAATTTTACCTTTAGCAATGACAACCCTCTTCATGACGCCATGAAGGATCATATCAACTACCCATGCGGACTCTGGTAACTCATCGGAATTTACCCTAACAGTAAGGCCGGTAGCAAGGGCACCGGATACATTGTCATCACCATGAACGGTTTTGAGAACATCCGGATTGGTAACCTCGATCAGAGTGACACCAAACTCATCTTTATGCTCTGTGCCTACAACGAGAACAGTGTCCCCGCCCCATGCTTTAATTGATTCAGTTTCTTTATTATTGTTATTTGTCAGTCCGTCCTCAGAACAGTAACCCTGATTCACAAAAGCAGCGTCCAGAGTTTCGTCTGCGGTTGTCGGCAGTGTAGTACCAAGAGGCGCACGGAATACCGCACCGCCGATTTTTGGCTTACCTGTGCTGACATATGCATTATTATTGCTCATGTATTAACCTCCTAAATGTATACAATGTCATAAATACACTGATACCGGTATTTCAGGTTAGATGTGTCGGTTGCGTTATAATTTGATTGCAAGGTCACACTGGAAATCTCATCGAGAGAGAGAAATCCTTCCATGTGTCCCTGGATTTCTTCATCCAGTTCCGCTGCCTCCAGCATGGTCATGCCGTAGCTCTGGAACGCAATAGAGTCTGTGGTCACTCGGTTCCTGACCGCTCTCCCCACTCTTTCAATGCGAACATAGGAAGCTGTATCATCCTCAGGAGTCTCAGTAACCACAGGCACGGAGAGCAGTGGACTTAAGTATTCAATTATTTTTTTCTCCAGGATCATCCTCTTGCTGCCCTCCATGCTTTTTCTAGTATGTTTTCCCGCAGGTTTTTACGGTATGCTTCGTCATCTTTCGGCTTTACCACATAGCCATCCCAATGAAGATAAGACCTGTGTTCCACGACAAAATCATCCCCGGCAATGCTATGCACCCGGTCAGCATACTTTCTGACTTCCTGCTGGATGTTGGTGGACTTCTTGAGGACATCATAACCGTCCCCATTCCAGGTAAATTTGAAGTTATTAGCCATAACGCTCCACCTTCACTTTTTTATTCCAGTCAAGCGGAATCAGATGGTCAATTCCCTGAGTAGGCTTTCCGAATGTCCGGAAGACCTCACCAAAGAACTCCACCTTTCTGTCTGTCCATTCGTGGGTGTCGCCCTTGGGGATGGCCAGTGTGTAAGCAAGGCGTTTGCCGGATAAGTTCAGCTCATCAATGACCTGGTCTGTTGTCGGTTCCCCGATCAGGACATTCTCAATGGTCCGGGGGACATCTTCATAGATTGGACGGTTAAAATCATCAATACCAATCTGGGTTTTATCATAAAGGGTAATGCTGATTCCCCTCATGGCGTCACCTCCGGACCACTATAAAACTCTATGGTTCCATACTGCTGACGCCTCAGGCCAAGCCTCTTGAGGTCGTTCCGCATAATGGAGCCGGCTATGCCTCCACCTGGAACGGCGTAAGTCCCGGACCAGGAATACCCCATCGCACTCTGTGACTCCTGGGATAATGGTTCCCCGGTCATTGACTGACGCATGACACGGCCGACAATATCAACCGTGACAACCTTGACAACACTTTCATAGGATGGGTTCTCGTAAACCATGTCATCAAGGTTTTTGCCTACCTTGGAAGCCTCATACCTCAGCGCATCGCTGACCAAAGGCAGGAGCGCCGTGATCCGTTCCTGCTCTTCGGCTGTATAAGTCTTCCCGGTGAGCAGAATCACATCTGCCAAGGTAGCGAAAGAACTCATTTTTTAACTGTCCTTTTCTTTTTTGGCGCAGGTGATGCAGCAGTCTTCTTCGGTTCTTCAACCGGCACCCAGTTGCCACCAATCTCTGACTGCACATCTATCACGGTCCCTGTCTTTGTATTCCGGTATTTCACCGGATAATTAAGCCTTTACACGGGCAAATGCATCAGCGTCAAGGATGCCCCAGCCGATGAATGCCTCTGCTCTGAGGACAACCTCATTGGTTCTCTTCAGATCGCCAAGTCCATCAGGATCACCATACTCGATAACTTCAAGAGGAATATTCTTTGCATAGCCCCAGCGGAATGCATTCTGGAAGTCACCAACGATAGCGTGATCAGTCTGAGATCCGGTAGCTGCACCAGTCACGGAAACAGTGCCGTTCACATCAGAACCCATGCCATAAAATGCATCAGGATTCCCACCGAATCTAAATTCCGGATACTGAGGAACGCCATTAACTTTGATAGCTGCCAGAGCTGCGCCAGCTGTCGGAGAAAGAGCAATACCATTTACAACATTACCGTCAGCAATAACCATCTGAACAGCTGCATCGATATTGGCATCGACGTTGGCAGCGGCATATGTTACTGTATTGCCGGTTACTAATCCGTCAAAGCTGTTTGTAGCCTTGAAGGAAGCATCCGCAAGGTCGGCCGGGTTGATACCGTGCATAGCAGCGATGTCAAGACCACGGGCGATCTTCTTAGCAAATCCATCTGCAAATGTCTGCAGATAGTTGATCTTGGATTCTGCATTGTAGATAAACTCATTGGACACACGATGCTGATAAATAAATTTGATCGGACGGATCGTCTTCGGAGTGATGGAAGCATCGCCAGCTGGTTTGTTTTCGCCTTCACCTACGATGGAGGCCTCTCCACCGGCAGAGAATACGAAAATTGTCTCGCCATTGAACGGGATCGGTGTCTGTGCGGACAGTTTTGCAAGAGCGGAATGTCCGTTAACTTTATTAAACATTTCAGCAACTAATTCTGGAGGGAAATTTGTTCCCGCAGTTGTTCTTGTAGCCATTACACTACCTCCTATTATTCATTGATTAAATCTGCAGCCAACTTCTTCCAGGCTGCATCTTTGGGGTTTGTGACAACAGGTTCACTTGATCCAAGCGGTGCAACAGGCTTCTGAGAACCAATCAGTTTGGCCATCGCTTCCGCATCTGAGCGAATCTCTTCTTCTGTACTTCCGGACAGCCTGCTGGCCATCTGATAGGGAATACCTATTTCAAGTGCCACCTTCGTTTTTAGCGAGGACGACTCGTAATTCTGCACCTGTGCTTTAAGATCATCCACAATACTCTGATTCCCGTTGATGGTTTCTGTCTGCTTCTGGAGCTGTTCCTGAAGCTGAGAAATCTGGGTCACATATTCAGCGTTCTGTGTCTTAATAGCTTCATAATCGTTATATTTTTCCGCAGCTTTTTCTTCTGCTCTGCGGATACGCTCACCAATTACCTTGTCAAGTTGTTCCTGTGTTTCAATTACTTTAAATTCTGACATTGTTGTTCCTTTCCCCACTTGCCGGGTGGTATCCGTAATTTATGCACTAAAAAAGCACCCTCTCGGATGCTCATCAGTACGCTACATTTTGTTTTTTCTTTTCCTTAGTTTCTCCACATATCCACATGGCCATAATCATGCTGTCCAGGATCGAGATGTCGGCACCATCCAAAATGGACTGATAACCAAATCCACCGCCGGAGCCGATTGTTCTCTTTTCGCAGTTGCTTACGATCTGAGTGACCGCTGACTGCTTCATATGGACCAATGTGGCCTGAGAGACGGCAAGTTCAAATTCTGCATTGGCTTTGATGACCTGGGAAACAGTAGGGATTACCGGCTTTCCTAACTTAGCCTTTTTCATGGCATCCTCTAAAATACCTGTCCCGTTTTTACCATCGACAGCGACCTTCCTGACATCGGACTTATCTAAAAAGTCCACGATCCACGCAACCCCTGCCCTTACTGACCGGCAGCTGTATGCTTCAACAAAGATCTTCCCGTCTTTTGTCCTGGAAGCGACAGACAGGGAAACATTGTTCCCATCATGCCCGAACTTAATGCCGGCAAATAATTGTCCGGTTAAAGCCGGGAGGGATTCTGTCTCAAGTGCTTCCCATTCATTTTTAGATATGGCACTCTTTTGATTATATTTCAGCCATAATCCAAGACGCTGGATGTTGAAATCAGTGTCATCGTCGCCAATCTCTGACCTTATTGTTCTTTCTTTCAGAACAGTTCCCAGAGACGGGTTAGTCTCATACCAGGCATCTATATCATGCGGATCTGTCATCTCAGACACGGACCATTCTGCCCATCCGGATTCATAGGAGTCTCCTGAGAGTACCCTTTTCCGGTATTTAGGGAAGACAGTGCCGGCACTGATCGCAGTGGGTGGAGTCCCCAGCATGATGGTCTGAGGATTAAGGGAGTCAGTTACAACGTATTTCAGTGCTGTTTCCTGCTCCGGGGTGTACTCCTGCGCCTCATCAATGATAAGAAGGTCATATCCTTCACCAAGGCCACCAGTGGATGTTCTGGTGCGGAACTCTATCACTCCGCCACCTTCGCAATATAGATGTTCTTTACCATATGCCCTGTATGATGATTCTATTTTGATATCAGACTTCTCACAAAGCCTTTTAAGGCGTTCCCACACTGCATGGGATGTGCTTGTCCTATGTGCCGTGTAAAGGATTCTCTCGCCGTTTTTGAGGCCCCACAGACACCGTGCAAGAATCATTTCTGACTTGCCATTACGACGGGGAATAGAGTACCCAAATTTCTGATGAATCCATAATCCCTCTTCATCATCCGCCATAATGTCATATGTTAGATCCTCCTGCCATCCAAGGATGGTTCTTTCCGTGGCATTATACAGGGCAATAGCCTCAGGTCCTTTTGTGGAGTTATAAGGTAAAATCACGGACACCGTCGGGGATTGTCTCCCGATTCTGGTATCCATTTCATTCCTCCTGGTGCTGTGTCAACAGGTTACTTATAGGCCCTCAAAGGCCATCACCTCCTGACCCGTGTCCATGTATTTGTGGTCCAGTCTGTCTGGACATCTGTGCCTTTTTTGGTTGTATATGTTATGGTACATCCACAGCCCTCATGTCTCTCAAAAACACCACGGGCAATGGCATCAGCATAGTTCCATGTTCCGGCACGGGATAGGCACCATTCACATGAATCACTTCTGTCATGCACTCCTACACCATCATATTCTCTTGTGACAATGGCATCCAGCCCGGCATTATAATGCCTTCTGGCATTGTATCTGACACCATTGTCCACTGTTGACAGGGAGAAGTTGTCTGTTGCCATTTCAATATTGCCGGCAAAATCTTTGACCTCATATCTATCATTGGAAATCAGTTCCCTGATATGCTTTGATAAACCATCGGCCCTCTCAGTATCAAAGTAGATATCTGCCGGCTTTAATCCCACTCCTGCATCCTCACAGACTTTTTTCTGTGCAGCGTTTATGATTGGAAGAACACGGTCGTGATTTACTCTCAGAAGGCCGGGGATCAGTTCCAGTGCTTCTTCCTCTGTAAGATCTCTATATTCTGTCAGGGCATCCACCAGGACATCTGCTAGGGATTTACCCGTAAGAGATGCAAATTCCTTGGCATCCTTGTAGGTGACGATTCCGTCAGACACCTTTTTATATATGGCCTGGGCTTTCTTGCTCTTACTTATCTTGGTATTGAATTGTTTGATAGACATTTCTAACAGATCAGCAATCATATCATACTCCTGTCATGTCCCGGAGCTTGTCTTCAGTGAAGTATCCCGGAACGGCCTGATTGATCTTGATGGCCCCATCACCGATGATACTGAGTGCAGAATTATCCGGTTCAAAAATCGGCTCCCACTTGACAACGGTTTCTGCCACCTGTCTCCTGAGATATGGATAATTATCACGGACACATGCAGCAAGGTATCCGGCATTCAATAAGCCGGTTCCGAATGTCCTCTGTGCCTTTCTGGCGATCAGCCTCAGTCTTTCATGGCTGGACTTGATTGCTTCGGCGCTGGATGGATTCTGAGACGGGAAGCCAAGGTCATCCAGAGTCAGGCCTGTCTCACCTGCGAACAGACCGGCAAACATTCGGAGCTGTTCCATATGTGGCGTCATGGACTGCTGCTGGAACTGGCCAACTGTAGGCCTGTCACCGTCTTCATCCTTATCGATCCGGAGCATTGAGGACATTGTTGCTCTCCATTTATCCATCTGTTCCGTATCCTCAGACATTCCAAGGATGTACTTTTGCGGAAAGCTGTAGAACTCTGCGCTGATCTCTGACCGCTTAACGGTACGAACGGCAGAACCCACAATGGACATACATGCCCGACTGATCCGGGAATGTCCAAACGGCCTTTTTGCATCGGGCCGGTTGATGATCGGAACCAGAAGCGGATACGGTGCGCTATTGGTTACAGTGCTTACCTTCTCCCCTCTCTGATAGATCTCTGTATTTCCGGGGGTGAAGTATGCCTCAATAATAGGATTATCACTTTCATTCCATTCCAGTACCGCATATCCTTCCTTGAGCATATTGGTGACCGGGTCAATGATACCGGTGGCGTGCGCCCCATCGATGACTTTCATCTGGGGGAATCCACTGTCATCCGCTGCGATATAGATAAAATCACAGGAGCTGATCAGTGCACCCAGGATAACGGAGTCAATCAATACATCTTTGTTGTTTGCGTTAAAGATGTCATTCATGTTAAAGACATCATTAGAAAATTCACGGAAGACCAACCTGTCTGCCAGGCTATCCACGGCACTTCCGCACCATCCCAAAACTGACATCCACCATCTCAGCTCCGGTGGTGTACTGATCCCGAAATCCCGCACAAAATACTTCATTTCATAATAATCATAGCGGGTCTGCACTCGGGTCTTTTTCAATGCCAGTTTATTTTTTAAATACTGTATTCCTTTCAATTCAGCCATATCAAACCTCTTATCATGTGTTTTTTTGTGCA